ATGAGTTCTCTTGTGCAGAGAAGAACGGGCTGATGTACTTAAATGCTGTAGCAAGATTTGTACGACGCTCAATGTTAAAAAGGATGCCCTTCATCTCACGCTGTGCAATCTTATGAGACTGAGCCATTAGTTGTGCTTGTTCCTGCGTTGTTAAACGATCAACCTTTTGGCCTGTCATAACATCAAGGCGACGCTTTGCCTCACGGCGATACAAGTAAATATATAGTGGATTTCTTGCCCAAGTATCTTCTGGCAATGTTCCAAGGAACTTAAAAGCAGTGTTAATAAGTTCACGGCCTTTTACCTGAGATACGTTGAATAACGCTTCCTCAAGTACGTGACCGTGAATTATAGGCAAATCAGTTGGGTCATCAAATGCAGTGCGAAGATCTGCTGCAGTAATATCTTTTAACTTGCCACGAAGACCTGATTGAAGAGGTAGGTACTGGTCTAGGAATCCGTTAATCTTGTTAACATATTCGCCTGAATCATCTGATGTAAGAGCAAGACGCTTGCGTAGGTCACGACCTTCTGGTGAGTTACGTAGCCACTTAGTAATGTCATCAATGCTATCGCCAGCAATAATCTTGTTAACGACTGCAGAGTTACCAAACTGTTGACGTAGTGTTTGCGCCCACTGCTCAAAGTATGCAGGATCTGATGGGCGTACTGCCCCGATTCCTTTTGATGAGAGCTTACGCATATACATATCAGTATTGCTATCAACTAAACGCTCAAATGAGTTACCAGATGATGCAATCTTACGGAACATATCTCCTAGTGGTCCACCAAAAGCATCGTGTAGGTCATAGACCTCACCATCGCTACCAGTTACCTTGTAGGTTCCTGTGCCAATACGCTGCTTAGGATTTTTAGTTCCCTTACGAGATAGTACGTCTGCGTAGTGATTGTAGACTGCAACCTTTTCTTCTTGAAGAAGTCTTAAAGTATTGAGTTCGCCATTAAGTTCAACATTGTCAGGCTTTAAGGAAACCTTTGCCTCTAGCTCACCAATCTTAGACTTAAGATCATTAAGTTCGTTAATAACCTTAGTGCTTGATTGCTGAACTTGTCTAATGGTCATACCATCATCTACTGCACGGTAACTATCAATAAAGCGAGCAGGAACTGCAACACTGTTATTGACAACATTCTTAATTCCAGGACCTAAGTGACGTAATGTAGCAAGTGAACCTACAGATGCTGCGATACGAAGCTGAGAATCAATAGCGTTACGTTGTGTATAACCAAGGCGAAGCAATGCTCCAGCCTTAAAAGCATCTTGGATAACGTCAGCAACAGTAAGGAAGCTATCCTTACCGCCTCCTACTATTCCACGAAGTACAGAACTATTACGCTTGAGTAGGTTATCCATCAACTGGAAATCCATAATAGGTAAGAAGTCTGCTGTCTGAGATTCAAGTTGTGGAACCTTGATGATTGAACCATCGGTATCAACCATAAAGCCCTTATCCTTAATGGATTTTAGAGCAGATGTACGAGCACCGTTATAGTTGTTGTAAATCTTGTTAGCAATATCTTCATCAATGTCATACTTGGCTGCAATCTTACGAAGTGCCTGACCTTCAAGATTGATTGTTGCAATCATACGCTCTTCAGGTGTGCGAGCACCGATATAAGAGTCAAGGATAGATTTGCTTTGTGCAGGATCTAACTTAAGAATCTTCTCTAGTTGTCCAGTTGTTGCAATTACCTCACGGTAAGAATCAGCATCGTTAAAGTCAATTAAACCTGCAGGCTTTTCGCCTTGAAGCCAAGAAATCTTTTGGTATAAACGATGAAAAGGTGTTGGCTGGAAAACCTCTACACGAGGATTACCATTAACCTTATCGTAGAACTTAGTTGCTCGTCCTTCTGCTACAAAATTTTCTATTGATTGTAGGCCTTTTCCAGTTGTGCGTGTAAGCACGCCACCACCCTGACCAATTTCCATCAACTTTGCAAAGTACTTGTCGTTTTCTGCAAGAGATGCGTAGTTAGCAAGAGCATCATCTGTTACTGCCTTGTTATCGTTAAGGAATGGAATCATTCCAGAATCGTCAGGAGCTGCAAACAACTTATATTCATCAACAGATGATAAATCTCCACGAGCAGTCTCTAATGCGTCTGTAATGTAGCGACGTTGTAGTCGAAGCTCGTCCATAGCTATAGGATCTGACATAGCAGATCGCAAGATAAGGGCTGTCTCATCACGATCAATAGAATCACCTAGTAGATGTGCAAGAAGTCCTGGGTTAGATGATGACTTAACCATTGGATGGTTAATAGCGTAGGCAGAATCGTTAGCAGTAAAGTCATCTAATATTTTAGTCATACGGTTTGCTTCACCGTACTGTGCTTTTGTAATATCTTCTGCTGCTTTTGCTACAGCATCTGCATTATTAAGTTTGCCAACACCTAGTTCAGATGCCTTAAGGACTTTAATGCCTTTACCAGCAGCAAGAGTTACATCTCCTACTAGCTGAATACTTAGGTCGAACCCACCTGATATTGCCTTACCCCAAGCGCTCTTCTTAAATGCTGCTTCGCGTTGCTTAGGATCGTAGACATTAAACTTTGGGTCATACGTATTACGTATTGTGCTAACAAATGCTTGACCGAATGAAATATCTTGAGCACCTGTATAGGCTTTTCGCCATTCGTTAGGGTCAAAAACAGATGTAATTGACTCACGGCCTGATGTGATGTCGCCAAGAACTAAGTTGTAAGTAGTTAATGGCTCACGAATATACTCACGGTTGATGTAGTTGATGCGTTCAAGGGCTGGTGCTACACCAGGTACCTTCATAATTGCTCCACCTGCAGATGAAAGTGGCTTAATTATGTTGCCACCCTCTTTTGCGGCAGCAGTTTTGAATGGCTGAATAAAGCCATTGTACTGAGCCTGGTCATTCCAAGGAGCAGTTCCTACATCCCACGCAAAGCGTGCGACTCCTGTACCTGCACCAACAACTTCTCCACCAAACTTAAATGCGTTTTTAGCAGCAGTTGAAGCTACATCACCAATTCTGTTCCATACGCTCACAAAGAATCCCTTAGTTGTCTAATTGCTCGACGTGTTTCAGGTGATGTGTTTTGCAAAGATGCAATGTATGAAAGTACCGGAGTGTAAGATTGAATGTTAGCGTTAAAATTTGTGTAATCTGCTGGTTGATTAACCATCAAAGCATCTGATCCAACACCTGCGCCTTGGTCAATTCCTGCAGTTACAGGCTCATCTGGGCGTTCTGATGGTGCATAAAGTGGAGTTACTGATGGGCGAGTATCTGCAGTCTTCGCAAGTGGTGCGCCAGACTTAATTTCCTGTGTTGCTTTGCCTTCGCCGTAAGCTGTTGAACCTAATTCTAATTTATCTGTACGAACTGAGTACTTACCAGGACCTGATACACCTGCTTTTGGGTTCATCGGTGCAGTTGTCATTTGTCCTCCTCTAACTTCTCTAAATCTGCTGTCATATCTTCCCAAGCTCTATTGGTCTGGGTAAGATGATTTGATTGATAAATTGCTAATTCCATTATCTCACCTGTTAAGGTTTCGATAGATGATGCTATGTTGTGTATAAAACCTACGCCCACAACAACAAAGTCAAGAAAGCGTACTGGACGAGGAATGTAATTATCGTCTTTCATCGCCCAGTACACCTCTCATTAAAAAGTTGTTACCCTTTTTTGACTGCGTTGCCGCGTCGTCCTGCTGGCATCATTGATGGTACTACCTTGCCTGGTCCTGCTGGCTTAGAAGTATCCTTCTTACCTTCAGTTGGCTTTGACATAGGTGCTGCTGCACGTGATCCTTTGTTCATTTTACACCTCCTCTTATTATGCTGCGCCGGTAATACCAGCTAGTAGTTGGGCTATATCGGGACGTTGACCAGCAGCAGGGGCCTGACCAGCTTGTTCTTGTGGAGGTTGCTGCGAGGCAGGAGCGGGGGCCACACCTGCTGCTGGAAGTTGTTGCTCCATACCTGGTGCCATAGGTGACATCTGCTGGGCTGGAGTTGGTTCTGGCATAAATGCTTTTTCGATTGTGCTTTCTAGCGACTGACCCTTTTGGCGACCTTGGATAACAGATGCAATACGGGTAATGATTTCAGTTGGGTCTTGACCTTGCGCTGCAAGCGCTGGAATGGCCTGAGCATACTGAGCAACAGCCACGCGCAAAGAATCGCGCATTTCTTCGATATCAACACGTTGTTCCTCCTGCGTAACATTCAAGTCCATAGGAATC